TAAAGAATATGTAATTTATGTAGATACAGATTCCAATTACTTCTCAGCTAAACCAATTATTGACTTAATGGAATCTAAGATGGGTAAGGAGATGACCAAGCAAGAGAAGATTGACGTTACTTATAAAACTTCTCAAGTAGTTGAAAATTATATTAATGCATCTTGGGATGAGTTTTGTAAGCATTACTTAAATTCAGATAAACACTTTTTAAATATTAAGCAGGAGTATGTATCTGAATCTGGTTTGTGGATTGCAAAGAAGCGATATGCACAAAAAATTATTTCTGAGAAAGGAGTATTGATATCACAAATGACCAATGGTGCCAAAGAATGGAAGTTAGATGTTAAAGGTATGGATGTTGTAAGAAGTAATTTCCCAAAAGCATTTAGAGAATTTATGTCAGGCATCTTAATTGACATTTTAAATATTTCTGAAAAGAAAAAGATTGATGATAAGGTGTTAGCATTTCGAGAAGATATGAAAACTAAACCTATGTTTGACATTATGTTTCCGACAGGTATTAAAGAATTATCCAAATATAAAACTAAAAAGATTAAAGGTCAAGTATTTGGTGATAGAATTAAAGGAACTCCAATACACGCTAAGTCGGCATTGAATTATAATGACTTAATGATATATTATAATATTACAGCGTCGCAACCTATATTGGATGGAGAAAAAATTAAATGGACTTATCTTAAACAAAATCCATTAGGATTAGATACTTTAGCGGTGAAGGGCTTTGAAGATCCGGAAGAAATTATTAAATTTATAACTCAATATATTGATTATGAAAGGATATTTATTGCTTCGCTAGAAAATAAGTTAGGTGATTTTTATCAAGCTTTGAATTGGGGAGGCATACCTAAGAATGATAATATGGCAGATTTCTTTTCATTTTAAAATTTAAGTTATGAATAAAATAGCACAGAAAAAAGGTAAGTCAAATCGTTTAGATAAAGAAAATTTATCAAGAACACTTATATTAAGTGGAGAGGTTGATGAAACGACAGTCACTGAAATAATGCAAGACATTTGTGATATTAATGAAATTGATAATGAGAATGAAGATAATGTAGTTGAGTATGAGCGAGCTCCTATTAAATTAATTGTTAATAGCATGGGAGGTTCAGTATATGATGGATTTGCCTTAATTGGTGTTATAGAAAGTTCAGTAACTCCTATACATACATATTGTTATGGATCGGCAATGTCAATGGCGTTATTAATTTTAGTTTCAGGTCATCAACGATTTGGTCATAAGCTATCGACTTTTATGTATCACGAATGTCTAGACCAATTGCCATATGAAAAGCTTTCTACCTTGAATGAAAATCTTCAAGAGACTAAACGAATAATGAAAGTGTATGACGATTATTTAATTAGCAAAACTTCATTGAAGCGAAAGCAATTAGACGACAGTAAAAAAGTTAAATTTGATTGGTATATGTCTCCGGAAGAAGCATTGCAATATAAACTAATAGATGAAATAATATAATGATAGTAACAGACGAAACAAACTTAATTCCATTTCCTCCAGGAACATTTACTATATCACAGCCTAATTATGTAGGCTATTATAAAATAGGCGGTGATCACGGATTGCATTTTTGTTTTACAACTAAACCAAAATGGTTTCATAGAAAGATGATGAAGTTATGTTTAGGATGGGAATGGGTAGATAAAAAATTATGATAAAGTTAAAAGTTAAAACAGACGAAATTAATTTTGAATTGGAAAAAGAATATGAACATTCCATGTCAGAAATTATATTAATTATTGCTAAGGTAGCAGAAGAAAATTTAAAAATAATAAAAGAAAAACATGATAACAAAGACGGTAGTATTAGTTAAGCTAGCAGTAGATGGAATGCACAACTTTCCAAAAGCAGCAGAGTTATTTCCAGAAGTTGCATTTTTAGCGGATAGACATAGACATATGTTTCATTTTACTTTAGCTAAAATGGTTAATCACGATGATCGAGATGTAGAATTTATTATGTTTAAAAGAGATGTGCTAAATTATTTACATGATCAATATTCAGATAATCAATCTAGAACTTTAGAGTTTGGGCCTAAGTCTTGTGAAATGTTATCTAGAGAGTTGTTAGAAAGATTTGAATGTGATTGGGTTGAGTGTTGGGAAGATATGGAAAATGGAGCTAGAGTAGAAAAGTTATGAAAAGAGTTTATGTAGTAATAGACCCACTTATTACTGACGAGAATTCTTGGGAAAGTCATTTAGCTTCTATTCTTCATGGGTATGTAGAGTCTACAAAGCCTGACGAGTTTGAGGTTGTGCAAATTACAGACCCAGCTTTAATCAAACAATATTTTCAGAATGGAGTAATTACTCCTGATGATTTATTTGTGTTTCCTAATGCTTGGTCTTCAATGACTGTATATGTCAGACATTGGTCAGAGAATTATCAAGTGCCAGTTAAGATGATTGGCTTTTGGTCGCGTGGGTGTTACTTGAATTTAGATTCGGAATATCGTCCATTAAATGATCGTAATTGGAGAAAGGTTCACGAGAGAGCATCTTTTCGTTGTTTAGATAAATCATTTTTTATATCTGAATTTCATAAAGAGCAGTTTCGTATATACGTTTCTAAATTTGTGTTTCCTGAAAGATTAAACGTAATGCCATTTCCATTGGAGTATTTGGTATTGGATATGTCTTTGTATAAGGATAGTTACTTTAAACAAAGCATGGTTATCTTTCCATGGAATAAGTATTCAACGCTGCAGGAACAGATTGTGTACGACTTTATACGAGTGTACAAAGATATAAAAGTTATATTTGCTCAAGAGCGTCTTCCATTAACTCGAGATCAATTATTAAATCAAGTTGCAAAAGCTAAAGTTGCTTTTCTTCCTTACGACTCTCCAAATATCGGAAAGGAAATTTATGAATGTTTTTTGTTGGGTACTATTCCATTAGTGCCAGATATAGAAGGATTGAAAGATTTAGTTCCTTTAGATTTTAGATATCCACCAGAATGGACAGCAAATATTTTTAATTATAGTAAATTTGCTCCAGACTTAACTGGTAAGATAAAACATTTAATTGAAAATTATGATTTTTATATTCCTTTAATTAAAGAACAGCAGACACATTTATTTGAAACCTTTTACGATTCAGAGCCAATTATTAAAGAAATATTTGGTAATTAGAATAAAATTTTATATATTAACGGTATGATAGAAAAGAAATTAGTTTATTTTCCTAGTTTGTCGAGTGGAGCTTACGCTTCTCCACTAACTAAAGATATGGAAGTAGCACCCGGTGTCCCTTATAGATTTTGGGATGACCGTACTCCTGAGGAGTGGAGATATAAATACTTCTTGATGACAGCAGGTCATCTTTATAAGAAAGATAACATTAGACAAACTTGGGGATTGCAAGATACTTTAGTATTTGGTGACTCCGGTGGATTCCAAATTGCAACAGGTGCATTGAAATGGGACATGGCATTACGTGATAGAATTTTTGAATGGTTAGAAAACAATTCAGACATTGCGTGTAATATAGATATTCCACCACGTGTGACTTATGAGGGCAGGTTCCAAGAGTCGTTAGACATTAGTTTAGACAACTTCAAATACTTTGAAAAGAAACAAACTGGTAAGACTAAATTTTTAAATGTAGTTCAAGGTTCTAATCCTGTAGAGTTTTCTCATTGGTATAAGACTGTTAGAGATATGGAGTTCGGTGGTTGGTGTATAGGATCATCCAGACGTCTTGTAGACTTTATGTATATCCTAGCTTTAATGATTAAAGAAAAAGAGTTTGATAAAGAATATAATACTTGGGTTCACTTATTAGGAATTTCAAAAGTATCTGACTTTTTCATTTTATCTCAATTACAGAAATTATTAAATATACATACTAATAATAGAATCACTGTATCGACAGATAGTTCATCTCCAGGTCAATATCCTATCTTTGGACAAATGGTATGGAGTCCGAATTGGAAAGATCAAGTATTTAATATGTTATACTTTCCTAAAGATTCAAGTAATATTGTATATCCAACTACAGGCCACGTTCCTTCATTAATCAATCATCCAGGTGTTGAGTATTTGAAATGGGATACAGTAAAAAATTATTCGACGGAAGCAGTTACTCGATTAACTTATCATAATTTGTATATGTATGTATACACAGCAGATCAAGTAGAGAAGTTAGTTAATACTTGTCCATTAGAAGTTCTAGCAGAATTAATTCCAAATGACTTAATACAAATTTTAAAGTCAATGGAAGAAATGTTTGTATCCTCTGATCCAATTGCAGTGTATGAAAGATATAGACAATTCTATGTTAAGTTTGGTGGAGAGAATGTAATGAATATTGCAAAAGAAGTTCATGAAGAATTTTTTAACTTTGACGGCTTTAATTCATTTGTGGAACCAAAAGTAGTTAAGAAAAGAGAAAAGAAAGAAGTAGTAGAAGAAGATAAAACAGAAACAGAAATATAAATTATGGCAAAAGAAATCTATTTTGATTTAGAAAGTCGCAACGGACTAAAAAGAGGCGTTGACAAATTGGCAAATGCAGTAAAAGTAACTTTAGGACCTAAAGGTCGTAATGTAGTTATTGGTAAGAAATTCGGAGCTCCTGTAATTACTAAAGATGGAGTATCGGTAGCTAAGGAAATTGAATTAACAGATCCATTGGAAAATATGGGAGCTCAATTAGTTAAAGAAGTAGCTTCTAAGACAGCAACTGAAGCTGGTGATGGTACTACTACAGCAACTGTATTGGCTCAAGCTATTATGACTTCGGGTATGAAGGCAATTGCTACAGGTGTTAATCCAATTGACCTTAAAAAAGGTATTGACAAAGCAGTTGATGTTGTAGTTGAGAACTTAAAGACTATGTCTCAAATTGTAGCAGATGATGATACAATTAAGCAGGTAGCTACTATATCAGCTAATAACGATTCTAGCATTGGCGAGTTAATTGCTCACGCAGTTAAGATTGTAGGTAAGGATGGTGTTATTACTGTAGAAGAAGCTAAAGGTATGGAAACTGAATTAAAGACTGTTGAAGGTCTTCAGTTTGACAGAGGTTATTTATCTCCTTATTTTGCAACTAACGCAGAGAAGATGGAAGCAGAAATGGAAAATCCAATTATTCTAATTTATGAAAAGAAAATTAGTTTAATGTCTGACTTACTTCCTATTTTAGAAAAGGCAGTTAGCACAGGTCGTCCTTTATTAATCATTGCAGAAGATGTTGAGCAAGAAGCTTTAGCTACTTTAGTAGTTAATAGAGTGAGAGCTGGATTGAAAGTGTGTGCAGTAAAAGCTCCAGGTTTCGGAGATAAGCGTAAAGAAATGTTAAAAGACATTGCAATTTTAACAGGAGGTACAGCTTTATTCGAAGAGATGGGTCATAAATTAGAAGAAGCTGAATTATCTCACTTAGGTGAAGCTGCTAAGATAGTAGTAGGTAAAGATACTTGTACTATTATTGATGGTGCTGGGGATAAAGATGCAATTGTAGAACGTATCAAAGAAATCAAAAGTCAAATTGATTTAGCAAAGTCAGATCTTGAAAAAGAAAAATTACAAGATCGTTTAGCTAAATTAACAGGAGGCGTTGCTATTCTTTATATCGGAGCAGCTTCTGAAGTTGAAATGAAAGAAAAGAAAGATCGTGTTGACGATGCTTTACACGCTACTCGCGCAGCTGTAGAAGAAGGAATTGTAGCAGGCGGCGGAGTTGCTTTAATTAGATGCTTGCACTTATTGGAAACTCTTAAAGGAGACACTGATGATGAGACTGTAGGTATTCAAATTATTAAAAGAGCAATTGAAGAACCTTTGCGTCAAATTTGCATTAATGCAGGTGTAGAAGGATCTGTAGTAATTAAAGAAGTTCGTAATGGCTTGACCGACTTTGGATACAATGCAAGGACAGGAGAGTATGTTAATATGATTGCTTCAGGTATTATTGATCCGACTAAGGTAACTCGAGTGGCATTGCAAAATGCAGCTTCAGTAGCTTCAATGATTATGACAACTGAATGTGCTCTTGTTAATATTCCAGAAGAAAATAAACAAAATAACCAAAATGTCGAATATTAATTTGGCATCTTGAAAAGAATATCTTATATTAAATAAAAATAAAATAAAATGGAAAAATCGAAATTTATAGGCTTTGTCAATCGTTACTTCTTAGCAGGTAATACAGACTCAGCAAAATTGGTAGTAGAAGACAAAAAGCTGACTACTAAATTCATTAGCACGGATCAAAACGTAATTGGTGAAGTAGTTCTTAATAACTTTGACTCGCCAGATGCTGAGTTAGGAGTTTATGCAACTTCTCAATTGGTTAAAATGTTATCAGCAGTTGACGAGAAAATGGATGTAACTTTTGGAGAGGTAGATAAGAAAATGTATTCTATCAATTTTAAAGATGCAAGCACTAATGTAACTTACATGTTAGCAGACTTATCTGTTATTCGTCAAGTGCCTAATTTAAAATCACTTCCTGACTTTGATGTTAAGATTGAATTAAATAAAGACTTTGCAAATAACTTTAAGAAAGCAGCTAATGCGTTACCTGAGTCTGATAACTTTGGTGTTAATTGTGATGGCGAAGAAACTAAAATTATTATCAATCACTCTAGTGTGAACACCAATCGTATTGTATTTAAGACAACTCCTAAAGAGTCTAAGCAAATGGATACTGTATGTTTCTCTGCTAAATTGTTTAAAGAAATTTTAAATGCAAATGCAGACGCGACAGGAATGTTAGAAGTGTCTTCTAAAGGATTAGCAAAAGTAACTTTTGAAAATGCTGAATATTCTTCAGCATATTATTTAGTTAAATTGACTATTGCTTAATTATGGCAAAAAAGAAAAAAGAAGTAACTCTTGAAGACTGCGTGTTAGATGCAATCAGTCTTCAAGCTAAGTTGCAAGAGCTTTATTATATAAAAACAGAATCAAGTTTATATTCTGAATTAATTGTTTTAGAGCAACTTGTTAGAAACTTAAAAACCTTAACAAACAAACAATAATGAAAAAATCACAATTATTTCAGTATGCTATTGTATGGCATCCAACAGAAAAACAATCTAAAGAAGAAGGATTAAAATCTAAAGTATTAGTAGAGCCAAAAATGATTTTAGCAGAATCTCAGGCATCAGCATTAATGGCTGCGTCAATGGAGATTCCAAGCGATAAAAAAGATCAATTAGATCAAATTGAAATCTTAATGCGCCCTTTTTAGCTGAGATGAGTTTAAACACCTCCATAACAACTTCAGGTACTACTAGTAGATCAAATTATGGAAACTCATCTTTATTATTAGGTAATGAAAATTGGATTCAACCAAATAGTATAACTTACACATCAGCCACTTCATATATGGCTAATTCAATTAACTAAATAAAAATTAAATAACAATGTACGGAAATAATGAGCATACTATTTGGACTGAAAAATATAGACCAGAGCAATTAGATGGATATGTAGGAAATCATTCTATCATAGAAAAAGTAAAAATCTATTTAGAGAGCGGTGATGTTCCGCATTTGTTATTTTATGGTACTGCAGGTACTGGTAAGACTACTCTAGCTAAACTAATAGCAAAGAATATAGATTGTGATTTGATGTATATTAATGCATCAGATGAAAACAATGTAGATACAGTTAGAGAGAAAATTAAAAGCTTTGCTAGCACAATCGGGTTTCGTCAATGGAAATTAATTATCCTAGATGAAGCCGACTACTTGACCCCAAACGCTCAAGCAGCTCTTCGAAATTTGATGGAAACGTTTTCAAAGACTACTAGGTTTATTTTAACTTGCAACTATGTTGAAAAGATAATCGACCCTATTCAGTCACGTTGTCAGGTATTTGGTATCACCCCTCCGTCAAAGAAAGATGTGGCTATTCGAGTAAATTCAATACTTCAAACAGAAGGGGTTACGGCGAAACCTGAAGACCTGGTTTCGATAATTAATGCAGGGTATCCAGACATAAGACGGATACTTAACTCCTGCCAGAGGCAAGTAGTAAAAGGCGAATTACAGATAGATAAACAATCTTTAATCGAGGCTAATTATGTAGACAAGGTTATCGAGTTGCTAGTCTCTAAACCAGACAAGAAACAGTTGTTTACTTCAATTCGCCAGTTGCTAGCTGATTCTCAAGTAAAAGACTACACTGCATTATACAGGAATCTGTATGACAATGTAGATACATTTGCTGTTGGTCATATAGCTGGAGTAATTCTTATCATAGCAGAAGCTCAATATCAAGATTCATTTGCCGTTGATAAAGAGATAAATGTAATGGCAATGTTTATTAAAATTATAAACGAATTATATTAATGAAACGAATTGTAAATTTTATTAAAAATCTGTTTAGCCGTAAAAAAGAATCAGGGTTAAACATGGATCATTTAAATCATTTAGCTTTTTATAAATCAAAAGTGCCTCATTTAGAAAAACGTCTAGATGAACTTAAAACTAAAGTGTGGATTGACAATGCCAATACTACTCCTAAGCAGGAAACGCAAGATAAATGGGATATGATAAATTGGAGTAGAGTTTCAATTGAAACTAAAAATCAAATAATTGAAATAGCAAAGCAAGATATTGCTAAACAAATAAATTAAATTATGCAAAAGAGTTTAGGTAAACAAGGACAGCAAGGTCCGAAGATTGACATCACAAAAACAGTTCCAATTATCTGTGATAACGCTGAATGTGAAAATGATATGTTTATGCAAGCTATGAAGTTTAGGAAAGTTCCTAAGTTATTAGCAGGTACTGCAGACGATCAAATAGTTCCTGTGCAAGTATTTATGTGTACTGCGTGTGGAAATGTAAATAAAGAATTTGATTTAAATGTCTGAAGTTAAGGCAAAGTCGCTATTTGACCATTTATCTGGTATTACAGATAAAAAAGTTAAATGGGATTCACTAAGTGAATTAGATCATAAGTCGTTTAGCCCGTATATGATAAATAGATTTTTAATGAATTTCAAAAGTATACTATAGGTGGGTTAGATGCTAGAGAAGTATATAAACTATACTCTGATATTCTCCCTAAACAAAAGCAATACAATAAGTATATTAAAGGAAAGACGACAGATAAATATAACTCAGACCTGGTTGAATTACTGTCAAAGCACTTCTTAGTCAGTGAAAAAGAAGCTATAGAGTATTTAGATATATATAGCGATACCAGCTTAGATCCGGTAAAGGAAATAATAAAAAAGTATGGTAAGACTGATAAGGAAGTTACTAAATTATTAAAATCAGAAAAATGATAATATCAATAACATAAAAGATTGGATCTTCATATTTATATTTAAAGAGTATGAAAGTCAATATTTATGAATTATTAGATCCTAGAGATTTATTGCCGAGATATATAGGAAGAACTTCGGGTAGTATTAAATCTAGACTATCTAATCATATAACAGAGGCAAAAACTAATGCATCTAATTCACATAGAATAAATTGGATTAATGAGTTATTAAAATTAAATCTTAAGCCTGTAGTAAATTTAATTGCAGTTGTCAATAAAGACCAATGGGATATCTGGGAAATATTTTATATACAGCTTTATAAAGATTTAGGATATTCTTTAGTAAATGGGTCTATAGGAGGGGATGGTTATGCGCCTGGCAATATACCTTGGAATAAAGGAAAGCAACATTCTGCAGAAACTAAACAAAAAATACGAGATAAACGAAAATTGCAAGTTATTACAGAAGATACTAAGAAAAAAATGTCTGATGTTAAGAAAGGTAAAAGACCTGTGTATTTAATTAACAGCGGTATGACTGATGAAGTTAAGAAAAAAATATCTAATAAACTAAAAGGCAATATACCTTGGAATAAAGGACAAATTATGTCTACAGAAACTAAACAAAAAATGTCCGAGTCTTCTAAAGGTAAGACACCTTGGAATAAAAGAAAAGTTAAACAATTTGATATGAATATGAATTTTATAACTGAACATAATTCTATATTAGAAGCTAATAAAGCTTTAGGAATTACAAGTGTTGGTAGAGCACTTAAAAGTAAATATAAAAAGGCAGGAGGTTATATATGGCAATAATTAGCTTATCCGGCAAAATCGGTTCAGGTAAAGACACTATTGCTGATATCATTATGCAATATACACCATACCACGATTGGGAAATAAAAAAGTTCGCAGGTAAATTAAAAGACATTGCAGAGATTTTATCAGGAGTACCAAAAATTAATTTTGAAGATCAAGAATTCAAAAAGCAAGATATGGGATCTGAATGGGGCATGACTTATAGAGACTTGCTTCAAAAGTTAGGAACTGAAGCTATGAGAAATGGCTTACATGAAAACGTTTGGGTAAATGCTTTATTTGCTGACTACCATTTTAATATTGAAGAAGATGAGCAAATGCCCAATTGGCTCATTACCGATTGCAGATTTACAAATGAATTGGAAGCTGTAAAAACTCATAAGGGTATTACTATTAAGGTAATTAGAGACTCTGGTAATACCATTGGCACTACTCACGCTTCAGAGACAGCATTAGATGATTATACTGAATGGGATTACGTTGTCGACAATAATGGATCTATTGAAGACCTTAAAACTCAAGTATTCTCTATTTTAGAAAAAGAAAGTCTTTTGAAATACGCCGGACTTTAATTTGGTACTTACAATAGAATTTCTTAAATTTATATTATATAAAAATTAAGATATGGCAGTAAGTTCACTCAATCAGTTATTTAGAGCAGTCGCTCCTGTTAAGAAGGAAGGCGATAAGACTATTTCATATAGTCAGTATGCTATGTGGTCCAGCTGTCCACAAAAATGGAAATTAACATATATCGATAAAATTAGATTAGGCGGACCTTCAATACACACAGTGTTTGGGTCTGCTTTTCATGATACTATCCAATGGTATTTACATACTATGTTTAGTGACTCAGTTAAAGCTGCTGACCAGTTAAATTTGCCAGAGTGTTTGCAAGAGCAAATGACTCAGCATTATATGATGGCAGTGCAAGACTTAGGCGGAGCACACTTCTCAACATCAACTCAATTAAATGAATTCTATGAAGATGGCGTTGCTATTTTAGAATGGTTTAAAAAGAATCGCAGTTCTTATTTTACTAATCAAGGTTTTGAATTAGTAGGTATTGAAATGCCTTTATATGTACAAGCTTCAGACAATAATCCAAAAGTGATTATGAATGGATTTTTAGATATAGTAATTCGTCAT